GGCGATCGGCCTGGTTATCGCTGCGATCTATCTGTGGTGGAAGAACTGGACCGACATCAAGAACTACATGCTCGGCACCTGGGAGATATTGAAGGAGAAGGTTAACGAGTACCTCGACGCGATCAAGAACGCCTGGCAGAAGGCAAAGGAGTTCTTTGGCCTCGGCAGCGGGTCGGCGACGGCAACGGTGATACAACAAGGCGTCGCCGCTGGCGGAGGACTTCCCGGTAGTTCTCCCGGGGGCGCTCCTTCCGGCGTGATGGGCGTTCCATCCGGCAACAATGTGCGCAGCCACACCGTGCAGCAGTCCATCGGATCGGTAAACATTCACCTCCCGTCCACCGACCCAAGCAAGGCTGGGCAGGCGGTAAAAGAAGTGATCGACCCGATGAGGGGAACTAGGACGCTGATCAGAAACTCTCAGTCTGGAGTACTCGCATGAGTCAGCCCGTTGCAATCATCCGCTCGATTGGCGGTCTGGTCTTCGATGCGACCTTTCGGGAGCATCACGAGTCGCCGGCCGAGGTCACGGAGAACCCGTGTGAGACCGGGGTGAGCATCGCGGATCACATGTTTTTGAAGCCGAAGAGGCTCACGATCAGTGCTGGGGTCTCCGATGTGCTGATTTCGTCGCGATCGGATGACCCATTCAGCGGGGGAACGAGCCGCTCGCAGCAGGCCTTCAACCTCCTGGAGCAGTTGCAGGCCACGTTCGAACCGTTCGATGTGCAGACCGGATTAAAGCTGTACAAAAGCATGGTGTGCGCCAACGTCATCGGCGATCAGGACAAGGACACATCCGGAGTATTCATCTTCGACGCTGAACTGCGCGAAGCCATTATCGTTTCGACGCAGACCGTCACGATCGCGCCGAAGGCGAAAGGGACCACAGCTCGGCAGGCGGGATCCACGGTCTCAAGGGGCAAGCTACAAGGAACACAGGTCATTGACGCTGCCGTCCTCGCCAAATTGAAAGCTCAGAATGCCGCAAACAATGAGGGGCACTACGCACCGGTGAGCCAATGATCGTGCAACTTCCATTATCGACCGACACGCCGCAGACGTTCAGCATCCAGCTGGGCGACTCGACCTATCAGTTCACCCTGCGCTGGAATGACCGCTCGAGCGTCTGGCAGATGGACATGGCCGACGCGACCAGTGGCGATGCGATCGTCTCCGGTATCGGCCTGGTGCTTGGCACTGATCTCCTGCTGCCATATTCGCTTGGGATCGGAGGGCTGATGGTGGTGGACGAAACCGGAACCCACACCGAGGCGACGCTGGACAGCCTGGGAAGCACGACAAACGTCTATTGGCTCAGCTCGGACGAGTTAACCAGTTCGTAACCACTGGAAAATGGAACGGCAGAGTGGTATTCTCCTCCTGATTTCGAAGGACCTATGGAAAGCGTGCATATCATTGCCGGGGATTTCGGGAGGAATAAGACAGCCTTCGTGACTTCGAACCGGCTGCAGATGTCCTCCGCGCAAATCGGGAAAGGGCAGATCGCCGCGCTTGAGGTCACAACGGCCGAAGACATCAAGAAGATGTCCGGAGCCATCGGCTGGGGATTGGTCGGCGGTCTCGCCTTCGGCGTTATCGGTGGCATTGCAGGTGTACTTGCTGGCGGCTGGAAGAAGGAGATCGTCTTCGTCTGCAAGCTCTCGGATGATCGAAAGTTTCTCGGCAAATGCAATCCGAGCGCATATACCATGCTTCAGAGCCTGGCTATGGCGACTCCAGCCACCGCCGCGCCAGCTAAGCTGACAAAGACGGAATTCTCTATTTCGGCAGAGTTAAGAGCAGCGTGCGCAGAAGGTAGACATTATGCGTGCGGGAGCAGGGAATGCTCGTGCGAGTGTCATATTCCGAAGCCTAAGAAGCCGTTCTGGAAGATATAGCTACTGCATTTTCGGCTTCTTGATTCCGAGCAGGGCAGCCCATTCGGTGGGCTGGTTACAGTGGACGCAGAGCAGCTTTCCGTTGTCATCCGTAACAACTTCATCGCAGGGATAGACGTTGCCGCAGCGGCGGCACTTCACGTCGAACGACTCTGCCTCTAGGCTCAAGTCCACCCGGATAGGATGCTCCACCGGGTTAAAGCAGGTCAAATCAGCAAATCGGGCAAGTTCAGGGCGCTCTCCGGGGCGCCCTTTCCTTTTGGGGGGCAGGGCATGTCGAGCGCGGGCAACAATCGGCAATGGTTGCGTCAGGCACAGGTGGTCTTTGGGACCAATGGAAGCGGCCTGCTCGTCAGCAAGCTCCGCATCCAGTTCGAAATCATAAAGACCATCGACCCGGCACCCAACACCGCGCAGATCAAGATCTTCAACCTTGCGCCGAACAATGAACAGAGCGTGCTGACTGAATATGAGCAGGTGATGATCAACGCTGGTTATCAGGGCACGCAACGACTGATCTTCGAGGGGAACATCAAGCACGCCTTTCACTTTCGCGAAAAGGCCGACCTGATCACGCAGATCGAAGCGGCCGATGGCGACAAGGATTATCGAAATGCGGTCATGAACCTGACCCTTGCCGCAGGCACAACCCCGGCCGACCTGGTGACGAAGGCCGTTGCAAGCATGACGGGCGGAACCACGCTCGGGTACAACGGCATCACGGGCACTCCGCGGATCCGGGGCAAAGTGATCAGTGGCATGACGCGGGATGTGCTCTCGAGGCTGGGGCGCGAGACCGGGTCGAACTGGTCGATCCAGGACGGCCAGCTACAGATCGTTGCTGCCGATGCCGTGCTGCCCAACCAGGCGATCGTGGTAAACGCCGCCACGGGCATGCTCAAGGCTCCGGAGATCAACGACCGCGGCATTCGGGTCACATGCCTGCTCAACCCGCAGATACGCATCAACGGGGTGCTGCAGCTCGATAACAACGACATCATGCTGAAGCTGCGAAAGCAGCGGACGCTTTCCAAGAACACACGCAAGCAGACGCAACCGACCACGACGGTGAAGCTCAATGCCGACGGATTGTACAAGGTCATTCGCGTCGACCATCGCGGCGACACGCACAGCTCACAGTGGGAGACGGAAAGTTACTGCATCGGGCTCAACCAGTCGATCACAGCGACCACGCAACCGGCGCCCGTCGACGTCGACGCGCTGTACCAGGAAGAGTAGGAGACTCGATGGATTACGCGCACGCATCAGACCAGCAGCTCGACGCGCAGTTTTCCGGAGGCCTCGACGTTGCGATCGCCGAGTACATCGAGTCGCGCCTGCGCGACGTGCACACCATGCTCCCCGGCCGCATCGTCAGCTTCAACGCGACAAAGCAGACGGCCGTGGTGCAGCCGTGCATCCAGCGCATCTTCATTGCGGCGGGAGCGGTAAATCTTCCGCTCTGTATGGATGTTCCGGTGGTCTTCCCGGGTGGCGGAGGTTTCTTTCTGACCTTCTGCCCGGCCGAGGGCGACGAATGCGTTCTGCAGTTCAGCGAGCGCGCGATCGACTTCTGGTACCAGAACGGTGGCGTACAGTTGCCGGCCGAATATCAGTTGCACGATCTGAGCGATGCGATCGCCACCGTGGGATTGAACAGCCAGCCGAATGTAATCCAGAACCTCTGCACGACGGGCGCGGAATTACGGACGCGAGACAGAAGCACCTACGTCCGAGTCGAAGCGGGGACCATCACGCTCCACGCCGCGAGCATCGTGCTCGATGGCCCGGTGACAGCGACACAGACAATCACCGCCGCCGGCGACGTCACCGCCGATGGAACCAGCGTGCACACGCATCTGCACAGCGGCGTGCAGGCCGGGCAAGTCAATACAGGAGAGCCAGTCTGATGCAACTGACGCGAAGACTCGATGCAAACCACGACATGACCTTTGGCAGAGGCCTCGCGAACTTCGCGGTCAACGCCGAGGCCTGCGCGCAGAACGTGCGCACCCGGCTGCTGATGCTCCAGGGCGAATGGTTCCTCGATACGTCGGCGGGGGTGCCGTACCTGCCGAACGACTATGTGACCAAGGCACTCACGGACAAGCCCGCGGACCCGGCCTACGCGGACGCAGTGATTCAGACGATTGTCCTGGACACCGACGGGGTGGATGCGATCACGGCTTATTCATCCACCTTCACCCGCTCAACGCGCAAGTTCGCCGCGAAGATCACGCTGACCACCGTTTATGGCACCAACGAGAACATTGAGGTGATCTATGAGTAGTCTCTCCTCCACGGGCTTCGTGCTCCAGACGCTCGCCGACCGGCTGACCGCGCTGAATACCGCGCTGCAGGGAATCTTCGGCTCGAACATCAACCTCGACCCGAACTCGATCGACGGTGAGACGATTGGCATCTTTGCCGAGGCTGTCGCCAACGAGGATTTGCTTGCGCAGGCTGTCTATCAGAGCTTCGATCCGGCGCAGGCCACGGGAGCGGCACTCTCGCGCCTGGTCACGCTGAATGGAATTACCCGCAACCTGGGGAGCTACAGCCTTGCGGAAGTGACGATCGGAGGAACTTCCGGCAGGGTTATTCCGGAGGGGTCTCTGGTTGGCCCATCCGACAGCTCCAGTACCTGGGCCACCCTCGACGAGGTGACGATAGGAACGGGCGGTACCGTCGACGTCGAAGTCCAGTGCACAACCGACGGCGCGGTCGCGGCGGCAGCAGGCACCCTCACCACGATCCTTACGCCGGTCTATGGCTGGCTGACGGTCACCAACGCCAGCGCCGCCACCGAGGGCAGTGCAACGGAGTCCGATGAGGAGCTGCGTGCTCGGCGTTCGCAGTCCACGGCAACGCCGTCGCAGAGCGTCATCGACGGCATCTACGGCGCGATCCTCGAAGTCAGCGGCGTGACGAATGCGGTGCTCTATGAGAATGACTCAGAGGCGGTCGATGCCAACGGCTTGCCG